CATTTGGAGTAAGATTAACATTAGTGTTTGTTCCACCAGCTGTAAATGTTAAAGCACCTGTTCCTGTTATAGAACCAGTAGTTGTTCCAGTACCACCATTTGCTACAGCAACTGTACCTGTGACATTGGCAGCTGTGCCAGTTGTGTTTTGATTAAGCGTAGGAATGTCTGCTGCTACAATAGCCCTAAATGTAGGTACGCCAGCAGACCCATTAGGTGCAGCTAGAACATAGTTTGCAGTCTTAGACGCATACGGATTTTGAGTGTCACCATAGCTACTAGCTAAAGATATGGCAGGAGTTGCACCCCCACTTGAAACAACAGGACTTGTACCAGTTACGCTTGTTACTGTACCTTGTGGGTTTGCTGCTGTTGTGATACTGGTTACACGACCATAAGTGTCTATTGTTATTACAGGGATAAGGCTGCTAGAACCAGTTGTACCTGCGGTAGCTATGCCACTTACAAGGTCAATAACAGGAGTTGTACCGCCTGTACTGCTTATGCGCCCAGCAGTTCCACTTACAGAAGTAACACCACTACCAGATGCACCAAAAGTTATCCAAGCAGTACCATTGTAATACTTCATTAAACTTGTAGTCGTATCAAAATACATTTCACCAGCAAGTGCTGATGGAGGAACTGTATTTGGTGTATTATGAACTCTGAAGTTTTGAAGTTCGTTATCGTTTAAATTTATATTAGTTAAAAAATTTTGTGCCATTGTTACTTATTTTATTATTATGAAAGATATGCTGTTCCTGATACGGCAGCTGAAAAAGTTAATGTTAATGATGTAGCACTAGTATATGTTATATCACCAACAAGGGTATGTCCTGTACTATTTATTACAGTCACGTTGGGATAAAAATTTAAATTATGTGGAATAACCCAACTAGTAGAAGATGTATTTTGTGTATGAACATAAGAAATAATAGGTTTTGTCCATGTACCGTCAGCTTTTAAAAATTTTCCATTAGATGCATCTCCTGATGCTGGAGCTGGAACTAATCCTTTTGTACCACCAGTTCCACTATCTCCTACAACAGCTGTTAATTTAGTGGTTAAATCAGCTATAGCAACAGCCTTAGGTGGAGCTGATGAACCTGTATCATTTCCAATTAGTGTGTCTGATGGTTGATTTGCAATACCAGAAGTACCAATTTTTTGCCAACTACCATCAGCAGCTAAAAATACATTAGTACTTGGTCCAGATGGAACAGGTACAAGTCCTTTTTTTGCGCCGTTAAATTCATTAAGCATTGGAGTTACTTGATCTCCACTTAAAGCTGAAGGGGTTGCTGATGTACCTGTACCATTTCCAATAATAGTGTAAGCTGTAAGGTTAGCCATTTTAGCTAAACTAACTACTCCACTTGCAATTGTTGGTGATGGGTATGTTCCTGTTAAATCACCACTTGCAGGACCACTTACAGTGGAAGTTCCTCCTACTGATACATAAGCACTCCCAGTCCATCTGTAGAGTAGATTAGTAGAACCATCTATGTAGAGTCTATTTGTCCTTCCTACAGTTGGGAAACTAGCAAGGTTTGTATAGGTTACAGTTCCAATATAGTTACCCACTAGAGTAGGAGTCCCATTATTATCTGTTACATACTCTTCTACAGTACCGGGTGCAGAGTCAACATAGACTGTTGCTTCTGAGGGCCAGTATTCTGGGTATTCGGTATATCTGTAAACTCTATACATACTAGTAAGATTTTTCGTGTGAGTCTACTCTGTAGAAATTCTCGTAATAGTTTGGTGGCGGAATAAAGCGCGCTTGCGTTTTAACCTGTTGTTCTTTTTGATCCCAAGTAGGATAAGTAATTTCGTTGATAGCTCTTCTTGCGTAGACTTCAAATCGTTGTAATAAGTCTTGCTCTTTAAAAACTTTCTCATCATACCCGGCGCCTATCATCTTTGCCCTTACATACATGTACAAAGCTTCTTTGTAGTTCTCGTTGTCCGGTATAAGTGGTAACCCGTTCTCGTCTAAGGGCTGAGATAAGTAATGAAGTCTTAAAGTTCCGTCTATTATAGAAGTAGTAATCCAGTCTAACTCTGTAGCGTACCAATGTGACGGGTGTTGGTCGGCTGATACTATTACGTTTAAGTTAGTTGTAGGTTCTAGAGTAGAGGACCACAGTATGTTGTTTTGATCAAAGTATGTATCGTTAGGATTAGTCTTAATTACAGAGGTAAACACTTGGGCAGTAGAAGCTTCTGATTTATTCTTGTCATTAATTTTGTGACCTGTAGCATAATGTTTTGCAGTACTTGAATAAGGTAGTCTTACTCCGTCATACTCTACAGCAGCGAGATAGATAAGTCCACATGGCATCTTTCCTTTGTGAAAGTTTATTTCAGTATCATGGTACTTGTATGTAAGAGGCATACGGGTTTGCATCTGGCCCATAGCTTCAGGTATCCATTCTATCATATCTTGAATGTAGGAAGAATCCTGCACTCGAGTATTACGTATTATTCTACTGATAACCTCATCTATACTTGTGGATCTGAATATCATGTTGTTTTAGTTTTACGCTTTTTGAGTGGATAATAGATATACTTGTACTTTAATGATGGTTCTTTATTCAAAGCGTTAGACAGTATCTGGTTAAAACCTTTACCAGACCTTAAGTCTTTAGCCGGTGAAAACTCGTAAGCAAGAACATTCTTTACCCAGTTTCTTATCTTGTGCCAACCTATCCTACACCAATCATCAGTTGTAAAGTAGATGATACGTGAAGGGACTTCTTTCTGCTTAGCTTCATTCCATACTCTTGGTTGCTGTTTAGTCCTCTCATAGTTTATTACTTTCTTAGACTGATCTCTTTGTACTCTTCTCGCGGCGATAGTGCCCATACGTCCTAGAAGTTTTAAAGCTTCTCCGTCGTGTACTATGGTGTCTTTAGCCAAGTCAAAAAAGACTTTCATAGTATCCATAAAGACCTTGTAAGAAAGTACTTCGTCTATTTTTTTCTTTCCGTTATCGTCTACGTACTTGGCGTAAATGAAATAGTTGATTACTTTATCTTTGTTCACACCGCACCACTGTGGGTTAGCTGCTAGAAGTTTGATAGTGTACCATTCCCAAATGTCTTTCATGTGATATGTAGTAGGCCCTCTCATTACTGTTGCATATCATTTATAGGGTTAACAGGTATAGAAGTTTCTTCTACTTTAGGATCTTGTTTAAAGTCTATTTCTCTGATACCTTGGAAGATTAACTGAAGTATCTCCATAGGACAAGGGTATTCTGCGTTCCAGTAGTCACACTCGTACTCAGAGGTAGGAGTGCACTGATAGTCTTGCAACTTAGAAGGGTCTTCGGGGATGAAGTCCACTCTGATCATAGGTACGTTTGTAAACAAGTAGATACGCTCGTCAGAGTACACAAATGGTATTACACTCTTAGAATACTTTCCTTTGTTCTTGTAGTACACATTACCTGGAGAACTTTCAGAGAAAGGATTCATTCCGTTAATACCTCCAACGTAATCAAACAAAACACTGTTTGCTCTTAGGGGTCTAATTACTTTGGCAGTCTTGTAAACTTTACACAGTCCTATTGGCAGTGTGCAAGGCGCATCAGTTGTTTCTGTAGTAGACAGGTATACTGTACTTCTGAAGAACTTTCTATCGGCCGGTGTTTTGTCTAGAGTGTTTTTTATAAGTCTTGCTCTCCACAAGTCTACTCTTTCCATTAGCATAAGCTTAAAGGGAGTGTCGTAGGTTTTATCTAAACCCGCTGCCAGTACTGTAGTTATTTCGTTAGGAGTCATGGTACAAAGTTAAGACGTGTTAAGGAGAAAAAGAATAGCCCCGGAATAAAAGTCCCGAGGCTATTCACTAAGTATAGTCTTAGGCGTTTCTTTCTTAGTTGGTGTAAGAAGATCCTCCGAACATACGGTGAAAAGTTGCATCCGTATCTTGAGCAGTTGCAGTGTTCTTTACTGCTATAAAGATATAAAACTTGCTAGTAGTTTGACCCATAGCCAATTTAGAGTTTTCTGCTTTTATACCTGAAATCTTATAGATTGACCAGCTGTAGTCACTACCTAATGCAGCATTCAAAGTAGAAGGTATACCCATTTCTGCGTCTGTGTAGAACCCTTGAGTATAGAAGTGACCAATACCGTTACGTACTAAAGCTTCAGTGTACATGTCTTCAACTTGTTGTTGTATACCAATACCAGCGGAAGCCGGGGTAGTGTAAGTAGCTGTAAAAGTTATACCGTAATCAACTGGATCAGATTTAGTAGGTAACAAAGTAGCGACTAATTTAAAAGTTCTACTGGTTGTTATTGCACTTTCAGAAGAGCCTAAACCAACTGCAGTTGTACTAGCTGTAATAGTAATACCATTAGAAAGAGCTGTAGCTGTAAAGAACTCATAGTCTTTTCCTAAGTTGATCTTTGCTGCAATGTTTGCCCAAGCTTGCGTCTCTGTAACTGTAGCATTTAATTGTTGAGTATAGTCCCAGATTGGAACAGGTACATTACCTGAAGTAGTTTCAACTACTTTAAAGTACAACTCTTGAAATACACCCACCGGTATTGTACTACTAGCAATAGTTGAAGCCTGAGCAGCGGCTGGAGCAGCTTCGTACCTTTCAATTGCGTCACACTTTTCAGGTATAAATTGAGAAGATGTGTGATACTGTTTAGTTGTGGCATTTACACACCAAGCTACCTGGTGAGGCCAGCTTTTATAAGCACCAGTTCTAAACACAGCAGCATCCGCAGTATTTTTTGCGGCAGTAATAACTCCCGTAGTAGGATTTTGTCGAAGTAAATAAAAGTCACCAGCTGCTTGCGAACTGGCACCTGTTGTACCAGCTTTAGCAGCAGTGGCGTTTAAGATTTTAGACCACTCGTATGTAGCGTCAGCATCTACTCCTATTGCCGAGCCGGAGTTGTGTATAGTGGTAGGGTTTGCAAATTTGCAAGCGGCGAACTCGAACGGTACGCCTTGTGTGGTTTTAAAAAATCGATTCTTGATAGCCATGTTTTTATGTTTTTATGTTTGTTAAAGAATAACTCTTGTGTTTATGTCTTGCTTTTTAATTGTTGTTCCGGGTCCGTTTTCTTGTGTCCCCTTGATGTATTCTACTGTTAAGTCGCATATCACCTGGTGGAACTGTTCAGCTAATTCGCAATTCGTTCCCAAAGATAGAGAGATGGATTGAGGTATCCTAACATAAGAAATAGTGACGCTCTTTACTGTGGTGTTATTATCCTGATAAACGTATAATAAGTTACCACTTAGCTCAGATATGGGAGACTTTATAGTAGTTACAGCGAACGGAGTATTCAATAGAGTGTACACATCATAGCTACTTGTTATTCTATTATCAGCAGTATCAGTAACTGCTAACGCTGCGTTTTGCGTAATAAAGTTTACAGGTATGTCAGTAAACGAAGTTACTACTGTATTGTCCCACTTAAGTTCAAGAGTAGGTGTGCCTTTAAAGATAAACTTGTCTTGGTAGTATAAGTCCCCAAACTTTTCCCAATAGACTTCTACACCACTTGTTTGAAGTTGGTGTAGTATCCAATTCTTAAGAAAGTATACATCTTCTTTCTTTTGGTATCCTGTGTAGGAGTTAAAAGTTCCTAGAGACCCCGGGATATTTAACACAGTACTGTCTACAGTAATAGAGTTGTTTGACGCGTAGTAGGGTACAGATGTAGAAGTGGTCTTACTTAGAGAAAGCGTTCTAATTGTCACGGTTTCAGTAGTCTCTACTCTTGGTCCGCCGCACAGGTTTAGCATATTACTTTGGTCCGCTAACATGTACATATAGTTCCAAGGCAAATAGACTTTTACTCTTTTTTCAGAATCCTTGTACGCGTTTATAGTTTTACCTGAGACTATTAGACTGCGGATAGCGTCCGTTCTTAACTGGTCAGCGAATCTGTATTGTCCATTGTTATTCCCGTTGAACTGTACTGGGCGTAAACAGTCTTGTATAAACCTTTCTTGTACTTTGTTAAGTACCCAGTCTATCTCAGGAGATAAGTATTTTCTTGTAAGGTTAGCAGCTACCTTTTGGAGAGACTGATTAATCTCTATATGCATTTCTCTAACTGTCATGTCTTATATTTTTACAAAGGTAACAAATCTTTAAAGAAGTACAACTGTTCTGCTCCAACCCAGCAGTACTGTGGGTAGTATAGTCTAAATCCTTTATCCATAAGGTTGTTTGCAGAATGTAGATTAGATGGTAGAGTGTATGTTATTGCCTTGTAGCAACCCTGTGATCTAGCCTCTTTTAGTCTTGCAGCTATCATCTTTTTTTGTATGCCTCTACCCCTATAGTTCTTATGTACCCAGGCTCTGTTAAAGATGCAGATATCATCAGTAAAGATAGCACCACAATAAGCAACTATATAATTGTCATCTCTTGTAAGCCACCAAATCCTTTTAGATTTAAACTCATTTCCACAACCGGGGAAGCAGTAGTCATCAAGAACTTTAAGTTCTTTAACATCTGCAGGAGTGGCTTTTTTAAGTATCACAATATTCTACCTTTAGAGATTCTTTTATTGTGTACTATAAAGTCTTTCTTATTGGTATCCAACTCAACACTAGCTACTCCCCAGTTCCACTTGTTGATAGGCATGTAAGCTGGATGAAGTTCTGATAAGCAACCTACAGACCAAGTAGTAGTTACATTGCCTAGCATGTCAGGTTCAGTATGTTCTGATGTCTGATGATTATGTCCTTGTAGGGCACAGACTTTAGCCTTAGTGTATAGACCTCTAGCAATGTTGACGGGAGCAGATATCCCTCCTTTAAACTCATGGCCATGTACTATGTTCAAGTTGTTAGCCTGTATAATCTTCTTGTCACCTATGATTTCTATACCTCTTGCTCTCGCCTTTAGTATGTTACAGAATTCAAACTCTTCTACACCTACTAGTTCGCCGGCCTTAGTGTACAAGAAGTTTTCATACCTTTCCTCATGGTTTCCTAACTTGTAGAATATAGGGCACTTCAACTGCTTTTGTAGTATCTCAAAGATACTCTTAAAGACATCTAGTTCATACTTGAAGTCTCTTTTCTTAGGATCTCTTACGTAGCTACTTAACTTGTGACAGTCTATAGCATCCCCATTAAGTAGTAGTCCATCTATCTTCTGATCTTTAAGATACTTGATAGCAATAGAGGTAGCTTCTACTGAGTGGTATGGAGCATGCAAGTCACAGATAACTCCTAGGTTTTTAACTCCTGATATCTTGTAAGGAGTGTAGTCTGTTTCTTCTGAAGGAGGTAGATTGTAAGGGTTCATTTTGTAAGGGTTCATCGGTCTAGGATGCTCTACTTTGTGAGTCACTTTGACATTTGATCGATTCTTTCCTTCAATATCTCGAAGAGAACCTCTTGCAGCTTCAACGTCTTTAAACATTAGCTTGTTTTCATTGTACATGATACGAGCAAGCTTGGTTGTTGGCATCTCCATGCCATGTTTGTCACGGTATTCTCGTGCAATGTTTACTTTAGACATGCAACAAAGATAAACCGTATAGTTTAAAGACAGCTTTTGGCATATCCTTACTATACGGTTTACATACTTAGGTAACTATAATATTATGACAACTGCTTGTCTTGTAATCTTGCTTTTAATGTCCCTACGTGGTCAGAGTACACATCATCTTTAAAGTAGTAGATAGCTTCTTCTTCAGTGTTGCCTATCATCTTGTCTGTTTCTGCATCAAAGTACTTGTTATGCATGACCTTCAATACACCGGCGTCTACCATAGACTTAAGATAGTACACTACTTCGAAGTCTTTATCTCCCATCAGTTTGATAAACTTAACGGGTTCTTTTTCAGACGCAGCTCTTAGAGCTTCTTTACGGTCTCCGTCAGTATCTAACTTGTCAGGGTTTATACCCAACATAGAAAGAGCTTGTCTTACTTTCTTAACGTCTTCCTTAGTTTCTTGGTAGATGATCATAGCCTTGTCCTTATCTTCTAACAACTTACTTGACTTCTTACCTACTTCAGCTTTGTCAAACACATAGAAGTCTTTTAATCCGTTACCGGTAGACTCTTCTTTGTTTGGCGCCACAGCAGGGTGCTTTATTGCGTGTCTGTATCTTAAGTAGTCCATAATGTTAATAGGCATGTTACCTTTAGACACGTCGTCAGTGTTTGACTTCTCAAGACCTATCTCTAAAGTACGGCCGGTATCGTATGGTACTTTGGTATCTATATCACAGTAAAACTCAGAAAGCTTCTTTCGAAACTCAACGTGCTCTGCAGGTACTTCTAATAACTCGGGTAACAATAGTTTTTCTTCTTCAAAAGAAAGACCTGTACCTATACGTTTAGAAGAAGAAGATTCAAAGTATGCTCCTATGGAACGGTTTGAATCTGAGAAGAAATCTTTAATGTCTTTACCTTGAGCCACTGACAGAAAAGACCCTGATCTGTAGATGGTTATCTGTCTGCTGTTTGAAGCTTTTTTCATGTATATACTGTTTTTATCTTACAAAGATAGACTAGTTTCTCATACAAACAAAAAAGCCCTGAAGTATTTCAGAGCTTTCTTTGTAAAGTAAGTAAGAACTAGTAAGGTTTACGTAAGTAGTATCTAGTAAAGATATGTAAAGCCATACTTGCTGCAGAAGGTTTTAATTGGTATACTACTCTGTAGTAAGTAAAGGTAGGGTTATTTACTGTAAAAGTATACATAGCCATGTGACGAGCTGTACCTATAGCACTAACTGCTACAGTATCAACATGAGTAGTTGCAGTTATACCTGCTAATGTGGCACCACTTGCAACTGATGGTACAGCATTTGGAGCAGGGTAACCTGCCCAAACTACTAAACCTTGAAAAGATTTACTAGGAAAAGCACATCCTAAATGGCCTTGAGTAGAACTTAAAGGTACATTTACCCAGTTAAGGTTGTCCATTGAACCTTGTAACTGTAAACCAGCACTAGACAATGTATTTGTACTTGTAAGGGTATCAAGATACAAACGAGTTTGAATGTGCAAGATAAAGTTAGTTGGTACACTAATTACTTTACCTGTAGTAATAGCAGGATTAGCTCCTGTACTAATAGCATAAATTGTATCCATGTTCCACTGAGAGTAGGTACCGGAAGTAAATGTTATTTGAGCTTGTGATAAGAAGCCAGTTAAAGTCATGGCTAAGACTACGAGTATTTTTTTCATGTTTTTCTTTTTTTTATAGTTTTAAAAGTGGAGAGGCTGTTACACCTCTCCGTTTAAGTTATTAAAGTCCGGCAGTACATTGAAGGTCAAAGCATCTGTTTGCTCTCAAGATCTGAATACCTGCTGATTTAAAGCGAGTGTAAGCAGACTTGTCTTGATCGGTAGCCAAAAGTTTAGAAGCCTGCATACCTGAGTTACCTGCAAGGATTTGCAAAGACTTAGGCATAGGAGTCAAACCAGGGATAACACCGTCCAAGAAAGCACGACCTTTTTGTGCAACGTGCATAATGTTTGGCTGACCATCGATGTCAGAATCATCCAAGAACACCATACGATAAGATTCCAAAGGTAAACCTGTTTCAGGGTGCTTAGGAGAAGCAAGTGCAACACGACCTGTGTCAAATACTTGGTTTTTCTTAACCTTGATAGTGTACCCGTCAATGTGGTAGAAAGTATCGAAGAAACCTCCCATTGCAAGATTACGACCTGTACCTGTTACGAAACGAGAAGCGATATCACCAGCACCTAATGGTCCAAGGATTTGAGCACCTGCGTCTTTCATAGCACGATCGAATTCACGATAACCACCTGTACCTGTCATCAAAGTAATAGACATGTTACCTGAGTCTGTTTGACCAAATAAGGCATCACCGACTTTGTTTGCAAGTGTGTTGTATGTCATCTTAGCATAAGTAGACTTGTTACCAATTTGCTCAAGTACGCCAGAACCACGAGGGATAGCTTTACCTGTCAACATATCTTTCAATGGAATAGTACCATCAGCAAGTCTGTTGTAACGAGAGTACCAATAGTAGTGCTCACAGTCAGACAACCAACGCTTTTCAAACTGCCACATAAACCAGTCCATCCAAACATTCGTAGTCTTTCCGTCTTGGTTAGTGATGTCAATTTTCATTACTTTGTTAGCAGAGTTACCAGCCCAGCTCATACCTGTTCTCATGAAGCCCATTTGGTTCTTGAACAAGCCTGGCATAACCATACCTGTTTCAGTTGTACGAGACTCAGACTCAGCTACTGCAGTGTGTAAAGGTACCCAGTTGCAACCTGCTGTAAGTTCTGTCAAAGGACAGTAATCAGAAGGACCAGCTGGATCTAATACAACTTTGTAACGGAATCCACCTGTTGGTTGTGGTTCACCATCTTCAAGTACGTAAGCTTGAGTTCCGCCTTGAGATTGGATAATGTAGTAACGCTTAATCCAGTTGTCGGCGAAGGTAATGTAGAAAGACTGGTTACCAAGTCCGTGAGTACCATTAGTGCCTGAAGCAGTAGTGTATACAGGACAAGCTTTGTCGTCACGCCCCATAACAGGGTAAGTGAACTGTACGTCGTCAATTTCTTTTGTCGCGTTGTTGTTTCCGAATCCTACTCCACCTACTGTCATTTGAGACAAAGGGAAAGCTTTGTTGTAATCACCTAAGATGTAAGTGAGTTTACTAGTTAAAATTGAAGGAGCACCTTGACGTTGGTGGTAGAAGTTGGTTTCATCCAACATGCTCTTACCATCAAAGATCTGTTCTTGGACCTGGTACTTATAGGCCGGCATAATCTGATTTGACATGTTCTTTTGTTTTTAGTTTTTAGTTAAAGGTTAAATCTCGCCCAAAGATACGTATTTTGTTTTTTGCGTGTTAGGTTCGCCACCAGATTGTGTTCTTTTATCAGCTGCAATCTTAGCTCCTAATCTCTGTACGGCTTTTGTCTGTGCTCTTTTTTCTATGATAGAGTTTAGGTCACCTTTTACAAACTGTAGGTACATAGAATCTAGTACTGTGTTAAGGTTGTCTCCTAGTTCTTGCACTATATAAAACCTTTGTCCATCGTGTTGTATCTTGTCTATTACAGACTGTTGGAACTCAGCTTGTTTAGCATCAGGTACTAACAACTTCATTTCTGTTTTGATAGCTTTGGCTATGCTGTTAGACAGTTGACTTACGTTGCTTTGAAAAGAAAGTCTATTATTCTTATCCTCTTCTTCTAGATACTTAAGTTTCGCTCGATCGTTAGCCTCTTGCTCTACATACAATTTAAGAGCTTTCTCTTGTAGTACACTGTCTTTAATGTACTTGTCAATAGAAGCTTGGGCTATTTCCTCAGGTACTCCTTTTCTTTGGAAGTCTCTCATTAACCAAGCGGCTTGGATGTCTGGGTCTTGCTCAAAAGAATCTCGGTCTATTATACCAAGAGTAGGTTCAGCAAAGAACTGTTCATCAGCTCCGCCATTCTGTACGTGTAGAAAGTAAGCGTACGCTCTAGGATAAGTTTCTCTCATGTACTCATCAAAGTCTTGTACAGCAGAATCTCTTACTACACTTTCTCTTAAAGCTACACCTTCAGGTGATAGCGGGTCAGTGTCGCCGTAGTCCACCTCTATAGGTTTACCTGTAATGGTATCTACTTCAGCCCAAAAGTCTGACGGGTCTAAATCAGTGGAAGCGGAAGGTTCATCTCCTGAAGGCTCTTCATCAACTGGCGTTTCTTTAACTACGTTGCCGTCCAAGTCTTTAGTGTACCCTTCTTCTAGACTTCCATCGGGATTAACTCCTTCTACGGGGTCAGGCGCCGGGTCTTCACTTGGTGGGACATCTTGTAAGTTAGTCATACCATTTGTGTTTTCTAAATCTGCTAAGCTAGGTGGAAGACCACCGCCGGAGTTAGCATCGGCATCTCTGTAAAGTTTCACGAACTTTGTCATATATCTGGTTTTATTTTGCTTTAGGTTTAGGACGAGATTTAGCTATTTGCTTTTTAGCTTCTATGTCCTGCATTTTTACTTGTCTATCTTTCTCTTTGTTAATAGCATCGTGGCCTCGTTGCTCTCGTTTGTCCTGCAAGGTACTCATCATCTTTTCTCTCTCCAAATTTATCTTAGCTGCTTCCATTGCATCGGGCTCTCCGTTTGCGTTTGCATCTCCGTTTTGGAAAGTAAAAGTGTTGTATGTTCCCTTGATATGTTCTAGCTCTTGCTTTTCTGCATACTCCTCATGCATGGTCTCTCTTTTTAGCGTTTCCATGTACAGTTCAAAGTCTTCCCTTCTCTTTTGGCCGGCTTCCTCTGCCTCTTGTTGAGACTGCGCGGTAGCCTGTTCTGCTTTAGCTTGTAACTCTTCTATTTCAAGTAGTTTGTTCTCAAGTTCAGCTACGTTGTTAGACTTTAATATGCTGAGAATAGTTGAAGGTTTTACATTGTTTTGTAGCATCGCTTGGACACTTCCTTCTAGCTTGTTCTTAATAGCCATTGCTTCCGCTGAAGACTGTACTCTAATACCAAGGTCAGCATTACAGTACTCTACTGGTTCTATTTCTAATAACTGGGAGTTTAGCTCTGTATCATTCCATACTTTGTAAACGCCATCGGCAGCTATGAATCGAGTAAGATCTAAGAGGCCTTGTAGTTCTCTTTCTACAAACTCTTCAAACAGATTAAATATCATATCTGTTATTACAGTACTTTGGAAAGTAGCTCGTTCGTTTACACCCACAAGGTCAGAAGCGTAGGTCTGTCCTTTACGTTGTCTGTTGATTCCTATAAGGTCATCCCATTCAGACTTAAAGTGTTGTTGTAGTTCTATGAGTTGTTTAATAGAATCATAGAGTGTCATGTCCAATACCTGGTACTGGTTATAGCTTTTGTCTACACCTATTTGATTTCTGTTTATAAGTCCATACCCTAAAGAGTCTGCATAGTAGAAGAACTTCTCTTCATCGTTACCATCTAAGGTTCTAGGTATTACGTTTTGATCTAATAATACTATCTTGCCCTTAGACTTAGCCATAGTCTTCTCTAAGGTGTACGTTACAATGATGTACATAATCTGAAGTGGTAAACCTATTTCCATTACAGATACGTTCTGTGAGTGAGTGTCTGAGAACTTCCTACCATTGTAAGGTAGTTTAGTCTTAGAAAAGTTAGCCATTGAATTACGTTGGAAAGGAAATGCTCTCTTGTGTACGTATATGTCGTGAGAGAGTTTGATACATTCATAGACCTCGTTAGCCCAATGCCATTCTACTTTTTCTGTTTTAGGGTCAACCGGGTAGTTCTCGTCTACTTCCATACTCTCAAGTTCTTGAGTCTCAGGATTCATACGTGTAAGCATGCCCCACTTCTTTTTACCTTTCCAAACAACGTGAAGTAATCTTACTTTGTTACCTCTTGACGTTTCTAACGTAGACGACAAGTGATCATACAAGTGAGTTGGAGAGTTGTAAATAGTAGTAGTCTCCATGTGTCTGATGTTCTCTTCTTTAAGTTCATCGTAGAATCTATCTACTGCATCAGATATTGTTAAGTACTCTTCAGCTACAACCCACTCACCATCTTCTACATAGTCTTCTTCAGGAGACTTGTCATAGTCTAACATTAGAGGGGAGATAGGACGATATACAAGTTCTCCAAACTCTACTGATTTAAAAGAGTAAGTCTCTCCTACTATTACCCAATGTTTAAAACACTTGTTTAACTTTGGTCTAAAGTATACATCTTCAATGCATCTGTTTAATAGCTTTTGACCTTTTATAGCTAGTGCATCTTTGTAAGAAGTTTGGAACTTCTCTTTTATTTCGTGAGGGAGTTCTACTTGGGACAACTGTTGTTGAATCTCTTCAGCTTTAGAAGGATCTACAGGTTGGCCATTTTGATCTAGTACTCCTTGTTGAATTAGTTGCTGAGCTAGTATACCTTGAAAGTGCTGCATTAGATTACCTTCTACAGTCTCTTTAAGTTTGGTTTGGTACGTAGAGTAAGAGTCAGACGATATATTGTTTACTTGATGTATGAATGGCCTTCTTGGATATTCAGCCATTAGCAAGTCAAGGTTAGTTCGAAGGATACAGACAGGTCTTATTTTAGCCGGGAATACTTTATGCTTAGGGTCGTTTGCAGATAATGGGTCCGTGTGTTGAGAGAACCAATCTGAAGGAAACTTTGCATTGTATACATCGTAGAGTACTTTAAGGTCTCTAGAGTCATTACTTCTAGTTCGACCATAGAATCTGCTTACGCCTATAAAGTAATTGCAACAATCCTCAAACCACTTACCTCCATCTTTCATTTTATCGTCATAGGAGATAGTCTGCAACGGTTTTCCGGTACTGGTAATGTTCTGTTCGTCAGCCATGTCTAGGTAATTTGCATCAAAGGTACAAAACTTTTAATATAGAGTAGTAGTACTTTCTTGTAAAGCTGTTCCTGAAGAGAATAAAGTTCTATTGAAGAAACTAGACTGCAATTGTATATGCTGCACTTTAAAGGCTATGTTTTCTTTTAACATAAACATACCAATCAAAGAAGAAGACATACGGTCAGAGTTCTGTATTCCTCCTTTCCTTAGCTCTCTAAGAAATCCTACGTCGTAAGTTTGGTGTATGTTGTACACGGGTAAACCTTCTGAACTAGTACCTCGTATGTCCATGTGCCACTCCGCAAGATAAGCCATACCAAGTTTCTTTCTGTCTACAGACATGTTCATTAAGTACCCTCTGTTCCTTTGATTACTTGCTACTTCTTTGTTGTGTAGCATCTCAGGTTCAAAGTCTAAAAGATGTAGTAGTCTCTTTTGCTTAGCATAGTCTATTACAGACTGCCCTCCACCGGCTATCTCCCCTTGAGCTGTAGCGTTATAATAGTTACACATGTGGAATAGTATCTCGTGGCACCTAGCAAGTTTAGGGCGCCCAGTAAACCAGGCTACAGGAAGACCCACGTAAGCTTGGTCAAAAGGGTTGTCTACTTTAAAGACCCTAATGTCAAAGAGAGAAGTAAGGTCATCTGCATCATCCTTGTAGAAAGCATCAAACACAACCTTGTACATTCCTGCAGGTGTCTTTCCTGTTTGGTCTTTCCAAGGTCTTTCGCACAAGGTTACACAGCCCGTTAAATCGTCTCCTCTTTGATGAGGGTACTGAGTAATAGGTCTAGCAGTAGGGTCAGGTATAAACTCTACCCCGTTACTAGCAGCTGTAGAGTCTGAAGTAATAAAGTACCCATGTCTTAACAAGGCTTGTATCTTAGTAGAAGACTCTATACGTTTTATCTGTTGGTCTATTTCGAATACGTTAAAGTCATTGAAGTGTAATCGTTGAAATAGTTCTGATGGTTTTTGAGGGTACTCTGCTTTACGTCTATCTAAGTCTTTTGGATCTTTAGACTTAAGCTTCTTACCTCTTTCTGCATTGTCTGCTAGCAAGGAAGCTTCAAGGTCAGTGTTTCCATCCTTGTCAGTGTATACAAAATTCGCACGGAATGAAGGTACAAAATAACCTATCTCAGAGTCTGCCCCTGTTTCCCAAATGTTAGGGAAGGCGAGCATGTCCCACTTGTGAGGGTTTTCAAATACGTCTTCTAAACCTGCAATACTCGGGCCCTCTTCTCCTCCTGTTCCAAAGACTGATATCTGTCCTACAAAGAAGTCACCATCTCTCATAGAACCCATGTTGATTTCAAGAGCTTCTTTGAGTTGCTTAAAAGAACCTGCTTCTTCAAAGACTGTTTTCTTACCTCTCATACCTCTAGTCTTGTTAGGGTTGTCTACAGGTATTCCCATTATTTCTGACATACTTCCTTGCTCTTCTCCAAACTGATCTAAGTAAGAAGCTCTGTGGTGAAGTGGAGTATTTTTCTTTTGTCTGTTCTGTTTCCAATAAGGACAGTTGGTATTTACCCAGTCCAGTCCTTCTTGTACCTTTACCATTATACCATCTGTTGTAAGATACCTTTCTGTAGATGCAAAGTAGTAAGACTTAGAACCGGGGATGAAGTTGTAGTTGTACACTCCGTCCGCTGCTTCCATATAAGAGAATCCTGCTCCACGCGTTTTAGCGCAACACATGTGTTTACCTCCCGGGGATTCTATTCCCATAAAGTTTCCACCGTGCCAAGCTATGTGTTTGAATCTCCACCACTCGTATTGCATCTCGTGGAAACGAGGCATGTCAAGTATCTTATCTGCTGTTCTTTTAGAGATACGTCCGTTCTTGTCTTTAGATTCTTCGAAAGCTTTAAGGGCAACGTGGTCAGGTACTTTCCACATAGGTTGAAAGTTTAGATGGAAGTAGTGTCTACCTGTAATCCAAGTATCTCCTACTTTGTATCCTTCCTTGCATCTTTTCTCATGCATCTGCCAATAATCAAAGTAGTCCTTAGAACCTCTAGGCGCTAGTGTGTACTTGCCTCCATTTCTTCTGAAGTCATTAGCCGCTTCCTTGAAGTACTCCGTGTTTACTAAGTTATGCCACATGTATCTTATTTTCTGTTAAGAACTTCTGCTAGGTCTACAAATTTCATAGGACTGTCTGTGTCTGGTGTGTGTTCGTTCCAGTCTGACTCTGAAGCTTCTTGTGCCCCTCTAGACCTTTGAAGTTCTCTGTCTCCTAGCTCGGCCGTACCTCGTATACCTGTAGATTGAGTTAGTTCAATGTCTACTCTCTTAGCAAGTTTCTCTAGTTCGTCGTACGCTTTATTAGTCTTGGCTATGTTATCAATGTACTGATTAGGAGTGTACATCAGTTTACCTTGTTTGTCTACCTTGGTAAAGTCTATAGTCTCAAAGTATTCATCCATCTTATCAAGTCCTTTCTGTGCAGCCTTGTAAGAACGTAATGCACGGCAAGCTTCTTGTTGCAGTACTTGATAATACTCTACTGCAGCCTTCAACTTAGGTGTCTTTAAATCTTCTAAGTCTAGTCCTGCGTATCTTGCTGCTTCTGTTTGTCTTTTAGATTCTTCCCATTCTCTAAGTGGTGAGGAGAAATCGCACACAAAGTAAATGTACGATAAGTAAGCTCTTCCTTTAGGTAAGTTGTACTTTACAGATCCTTGATTATTTCTAAACAGATTCTGAAACTCCGGTATCAGAGATATCCAAGCTTTGTTTACTATTGCTTCCCCCAATTCGTTCACTTCGAATAGTTTCATCTTGTTGTCTTTTTTCGTTCATCATGTTTTCAAGAAACTGAAACCTCATAGGCTTTATCTTAAACTTGCCAAAGTTAGGCCACATAATAGTCTCGCATCCTCCTCTGCTTATTACTTCTTCAGTGAAGTTGCACATTACTCGAAGGAATTCTTCTACTTGATGAGGAGACACCCCTGTCTTAAGAGATGTCTCCTTATAAAGTCTTTGGTTTGCTACCTTAAAATCCATTACCAAGAAGTTATTGTACTCATTACTTCTTCTTTAGTTCCCGAAGTAAACTTGTGGAAACCTAAGTTTGTGCCGGCAGCTGCTGCGTCTCTAAGGATATTACAAGTATTATGCATAGGTAAAGCAGAGTTGTGTCCTAAGAACACTTCCCAATAAGAACTATCTTCAGACTTGTAAACTTTTACCCAATGAGTACTTGAGTACTTTTCAATAAGAGCAGTGACTTCAGGTTCTACTGTTTGAGTCTCTGAAGTTTCTTTGCTTTCGCTAATAGGGTCTTCGATAGTCTCATCAGTTAAGTAGATAGTTTCACCTACGTTTAAATTACTTCCTGGGTTTTCGTTTAAGTCTTCTTCTGTAACTGTGTGACTAACGTACCCTTCAGGAGCATCTGTTTGGTCAGTCTCCCCTTGCTCTAGTACTTGTGAAGCATCTGAGGTAATAAGTTGTAAATCTTCGATCGAAGTAGAAAAGTCTTGTCCCTGTTCTTCAGGGATAGGTGTGCTTGTAGACATAAATAATGTTTTAAGTTTGTTTAACATGAAGTACAAAGTTATACAAGTTTTTTAATTTACCAACTGTTTTCTCCTTGCTTACTGCTAAACTTTTTTTTCTATATAAAAGTAAGTCAAGTTCTACCTTGTCTTAAGACTAGTAAAAAGTAAGACTACCCCCCTAGTCTTTCTCTAAAAACTTTTCTAAAAATATAAAAAGTTGTGTGCGTGTCGAAGAGGTGGGACCACCTACCATGTTGAGCCCCTTACTAAAGTTTGGTAGGAAACGACCGTAGGCTCTCTTGCTTACAACCTGTTTTCGGCTGATAGTTGTTGAGTGCTATGAATTCTCACTCAATCTTTGTGCAACGCTTCTCACTCCCACGGGGCAAGGTCTTCCCGTTGCACATCGTACCAATTGGAACGACTTCCACGCTATGTCTCAGTTACAATCTATTTCCAAGTCCAAAACTCACGCTGAACTCAACCAAGCAATAGGCGCTCGTATCGCGTCTATGAACTTCCTCGACACGCCTGTTGACGGTGCTCCTCTTGAGTGCGCAGTCTATGCTTCTCAGAAGTCTGTTGCCTTTGAGGCGGGAGACAACGAGGTGTTCCGCTTGCGTACCAACTTTGGTGTGAACCGTGCTCAATTCCTTGCCAAGGTTCAAGCGTGGTCCGCTGTTGCTTCTGCTTTGCCTATTTCCTCGCCTGACCGCAACGTGATAACTGCTGTTAGTACCTATTACGACCTTGAGCGTCAGTTCACTGTACAGGCTCAAGTTTGGGCTGACAACGAGGACTTGACCAAGATTCTGAACTTTGGTAACCAAGACAAAGCCATTCTCGGCTTGTTGACCAAAGAAGAGTTTGCTGTTAAGGCCACAGGCGAAGTTGTCACTGCTTGGCGCTTGAACCGTTGTGTCTTCCAAGGTGTTGACTCACAGAAAGGCACCAAAGTTGCTGTGTCTGACCTTGCTTTCCTTGGCATTGCTCAACCTGTTCAGCAACCTGTTCAGCAACCCGTGATTGTTGGTAACACTGCAACAGGAATGAAACTGTTCAACGGTGCTCCTATCGCAGGCGCTTCTCTGTTGGCACTCGGCATTCCTCAGGCGACTATCGACGCACTTCCAAACGCGTAACCCTCTCGAGGGACGTAGCACAACCCGTGCAACGCGTAACCACTCTCCACTCGTGCTCCTCACCGGGGCGCGGGTGCGGGTTTGGTCCTCTCCTTGTCTCCTACTCACAGGAGGCTACTCACAGCTCGGGGCTACTACGCAAGTAGGGAAAGCATCCATTCTCTTACCTCTGAAGAAGAGCATAGGGTTGAACCAGTAGGTCTTGTCTCTAGCAGTACTCTTCTGTATTACTGCAAACTTTATAAGACCATCTATAGCTCTGTAGAAGGTAGCCTTACTGAAGTTACACTCTTCACAGATTCTCTCTTGTCTCAGTTCTATCTTCTGACTAGTCCACTGTATATGTATGGCTACCCACATGAACAGCAACTTAGCGTTATTGTCTAACTCTTTAAAGATAGCAAGTGTGTGAGTGTGGTACAACTGGGTATACTCTTCAGTCTCTCTTAAAGTTATCACACTCTGTGTTACTATCCCTATTGTGTCACCCTTTATTCTACTCTTTACAGTACTATAATGAGTCTCTATTCTCAGGCTGTGAGAAAAAGGGTTGATTTCTTGTACCTTTTCGGGTAGATTTCGGGCAATTTGTCTCATGATTTTACGAAGATAAGATAAAAGTCTCACACTTGAGTCAAAAGGCTTATAAAGTTGTACCAAATGTGAGAAAAGTTACTGATCTTGAGACTAGAATGTCCATGATATATACTAGAGATAGTTTACCCCTTTTAGACAGGCTTTCTAGTTAGAGAGTTGAGACTTGTGGACG